ATGCATTAAGAACAGCAATAAGACAAGCATATTATTCAGATCAATTACAATTACAAGAAGGCCCACAAATGACGGCAACAGAAGTACAAGTTAGATACGAATTAATGCAAAGACTTCTTGGCCCAACATTAGGTAGATTTCAAAGTGAGTTTTTAAATCCATTAATTGAAAGAGTTTTTGGTATTATGGTAAGAGCAAATGCATTTATGCCTACACCAGAAATTATGGGTAATAGAAAAATGGATATTGAATATGTAGGCCCACTTGCTCGTTCACAAAGAATGGAAGAATCTATTGCCATAGAAAGATTATACCAATTAGCAATGAATGTAGGACAAGTTGATCCTGCTATTATGGATAATATAAACCATGATGAAGCTATTAGATTAAGAGCAAAATTATTAGGTGTTCCTAAAACTGTATTAAGAGGAACAGATGAAGTAGTTGAAATGAGAGAAGCTAAAGCACAAGCACAACAAGATATGATGCAACAACAAATGGCCCAACAACAAGCACAAACAGCTTTAACACAAGGTCAAGCAATGAATCAATTAGGACAACCAGAAGCACAAGAAGGTATGGCACAAGCAGAAGAAGCGGCTAAAGAACAAGGTCTAATGTAATATGGCTTCTGACGAAGATAAATTAAAACAATTAAAACAAGATTACAAAAACACCTTTTCTACAAAAGAAGGTGATGCTGTAATAGCTGATCTTAAATCAGCTTATTATCATAGGGGTTCATATTCAAAAAATGATCCACATGAAACTTCATACCGAGAAGGACAAAGATCGGTAATAATCAGAATAATTAATCTAATGAAGGAGGATAAAAATGTCTGATACGACCACTCAAAACGACAATCCAGCACAAGAACCTGTAACACAGGAAACTGTACTTGGATCGCAAGTAAGTGATAATCAATCCACAGATTGGAGATCATCCTTGTCTGATGAAATTAAAAATGATGCAACATTAAGTAATATTAAAGATGTTGAATCAGCGGCTAAAACTTTAATTCATCAACAAAAAATGTTAGGTAGTAGAATACCTTTACCAAAAACAGATGAAGAAAAATCTGAATTATATTCTAAATTAGGAAGACCAGAATCTGGTGATAAATATGAAATAAATATTCCAGATACTCATAAGTCTTATTTTAATGATGAACAAATAAATCAGTTTAGAAATGTAGCACATCAAATGGGTTTAAATAATGAACAAGTAAAAGGTTTAATTGATTTTCAATTAAAATCTGTTGATTATGAAAACCAAAGGCAAAATACTCAAATATCTGTTGATAAACAAGAAACAGAAAATGTCTTAAAACAAGAATGGGGTTATGAATACGATAAACAAGTAAGAAATGCAAAAAGAGCATTAGAAGTTTATGGTGATCCAGAATTACAAGAATTAATGAAAGGTGAAGCTGGAAATATACCAGCAGTAGTTAAATTCTTTGCTAAAATTGGATCAGAAGTAACAGAAGATATGGCTAAAAATACACAAAATAATACATTAGCTGTATCGCCATTAGATGCTAAAGCTGAAATTGATAGTATATATGCTAATGCAAATCATGCTTATCACAAACCTTATGACAAAGATCATAAGAATGCAGTAGAGCATATGCGTCAATTACACGAAAAAGTATTTGGCAGTAGTTAAAATATTTGTTATAATATAAGTACCGAATTTCGCCCTTTATTGGATAACGAATAGGTAGCCGTGATTGGCTTTAAACTTCCGATATGATCGTATCGTTTA